CTTCGTAAGCCATATATAGATGGGACCGAAGTCCCATCTATCATTAGATTAGCTCCAACGTAGAGTAGATACGCCATCACCGTTAACGGTTGATAGACGAGTCATACCAGTACGTAGTGATGCAACCATAACACGACGTTGTGTTTCCACAAGTTCTTGTGTATCCATACGCAGACCACGTTGTGAACCAGCGATAAAGTTCGCAGGAGCAACACAGATTGCACCAATGTTAGTTGCAGCAGTAGCAGCACCACCAGCCTTAACTGGGAATGCATCAGATACTAGAACCGGTGTTTGACCGATCATACCAATCTGACCTTGTAGCAAGGTAGCTTGAGTACCAACCTTATCCATTGTCTGGAATAGGGTATCATCTAACAGGTTGTAATACACATCAGTAGATACGATATAACGTAGTTCTGACTGATCAAGACCCCATGCACCTAGATCGGCACGTAGTGCGCGAAGGTTAGCAATGGTAGCAACACCGGTGTTAGTAGGGGTAACAACAGATGTTACGTCGTAGGTAGCAAAACCCTTAACAGGATCAGCACCAGAACCAGCACCCAATAGGAACGCCTTATCCACAGCCTTAGCAACACGACGAATCATAGCATCACGTACAATTGGAAGTAGTACTAATAGACTATCTTCTTCTTCTTCGTAAGCCATATATTCTGCGGTAGCAACCTTGTACGCATTTAGCGTAATTTCTTTTAATTGGTGAGTTTGAGCAGCACCAGTAGAAGCGGTAGTACCGAACTGTGCGTTAGTTACCCATGTTGCGAAACCAGCTTCTGGGTTCACAGGGATAGTCATAACGTTAGTCTTCATCGAAATCGGATTCATAATTGCAGCAACTACTAGACGACGACGAATTTCCGCTTCCATATTGGTGGAAACTTCAAGTTCCCATGTAGTTGAAGGCAGGTGAGCACCAGTCTTAGCAATTAGGTCTTGACCAAACTTGGTTGCATCAACTGCAACACCCTTAATACGAGCTAATAGAACAGCCTTTTCTCGGTCTGCATAGCTAGAATCACGACCCTTAGTGTCGGTGAATTCCATACGTGATTTCTGAATAGCAGCCAGTTCAGCAGACTTTTCAGTGATGGTAGCTTGTAGACCATCTAGCATTTTTGTTGAAGCAACGGTCTGGTCTTCCAGGCGTTTTTCAATTTCTTTAATAAGCTTTTCAGTACCAGATTCGCCTAGAGCAACTTGGGCTTTCACAGCTTCTGTAACTTTTGCTTCTAGAGCAGCGGCAGCAGCCTTTTCAGCATCTTCAGCAGCCTTAGTAGCAGCTTGAGAGTCAAGCAACTTCTTGGTTGCGGCTTCAGCAGCAGCAGTAGCAGCATTAGCTAGCATAGTTTCTAATTCTTTTGGATCCATTTTCCATTCCTTTGTGATTGTGCCCGTATTCCCTGTAGGGGTTTCTAGCCCTTTAGCTGAGTCGCCTTTAGGTGCAAATTGAGCTTTGTACGCATTGTAATCTTCAGCACTATCAAATGCCTTAGATAAGTTAAAAAGAGTATTTTGATTGCAGGGTACAGAAACTACCGATATCTCGATAAGTTCTAATTCCTTAATTACAAACAGCTCTGCAGCTGCATTATATTCAGCGTCTAATACTCTAAATCCGATACTGAATGCTGTTAATACTTCATCCTTAATAAGGGTGAAGACTTCGGCAGCTGCCGAAATTCTTGCTTTAATCCAAAGACCTTTAGCGTCTAGCTTATGTGATACCATACGCCCAATTGGGTCATCATGATCATGTTGGGCTAGAATGATTGGGTTATTAAGGTAGTTTTTCATACCCGCTTCCCAAACACTTACTGGGACTACGTCTCCGGCTCTATCTACATCGTTAGTACTTGCGTATCCTTCAATATAAATCGAGTCGATTTCTTCATCCGCCTTAGGTAGTTCTTTAGTAAAAGCACTATTGATGTATAGTACTTTGGTCTTGTCCATGTAACTCCTTCTTAGGTTCCGCTGGAGGCTTTTTGGGCGCTCCACCTTCGCTAGGATTTGCTGCGGAACCTGCTATATTTGCTGGTACACGTAGTTTATCAGATTCGGGGTCCTTATCTTTTTCATAGCGTAGTTCAACTCTAGCTTCGTTTGGAGATAAAACTCCACCATTAACTAACGTTGTATAATAACCAGCCACTTCTTTTAGCTCTGGCTGTAATGCGGATACATTTGAAGTTACCGGAGCAACGTCGTATCCGAAATGTCTTTCCACACTGGAAACAAATTTGTTTACAATAGGCATAACTGTTTCTAGATAGAACAGTCTTAAATTTGGGGAGATATTAGCATTATTACCTCCATCTAATAGTATAGGTGGAATACCTAAGGCTTTTAGAATTTTAGTATCATGAGTCTTGATACTATTATCAAAATCCATGTCTTGGAA